ATGTGCTAGTTGAAGGGCCGGGAGCCTACGGACTAGGCTTTGTTCACCTGATTGGTGGACTATCTAAGACAGCAACTATGGCATTGCGTCAACTTCTTGACGCGGGCACGTTATCCAACCTTCCTGCGGGCTTTAAAGCTAAGGGTGCACGGATTGCTGACGATGATCAGCCTATCCAACCAGGTGAGTGGCGAGATATTGACGCAGGGGGCGCTGAATTGACGGCATCGTTGATGCCTTTACCCTATAAAGAGCCTTCTCAGACGTTATATACCCTGATGGGCTTCGCTGTGGAGGCGGGTAAGCGGTTAGCGAGCACGGCAGACATGCAAGTTGGCGATGGAAACCAGCAGGCAGCGGTAGGAACTACCATGGCACTGCTTGAGCGTGGATCTATTGTCATGTCTGCTATCCATAAGCGTCTTTATTACGCTCAGACACAAGAATTTGAGATGTTAGCAAAGGGTTTTGGGGCATATTTGCCTGATGATTACCCATATGACGTGCCTGGCGCGTCTAGAAGTGTAAAAAAGTCTGATTTTTGCCACATGGTCGCTGTACTGCCAGTAGCAGACCCCAACGTGTTCTCTGCCGCGCAACGCATTACGCTTGCCCAGACACAGCTGCAGCTCGCTCAAAGCGCGCCACAAATGCATAACATGTATGAGGCCTATTATCGGGTGTACCAGGCCATGAATGTGCGCGATATTGACGGTATTCTAAAGGTGCAGGTGAACCAGGCGCCAACAGACCCCGCCAGTGAGAATATGGAGGCTGCAGACGGTAAGTCACTCAAGGCCTTTGCAGGCCAGCAGCACGATGCCCACATTGCAGCTCACTTGATTATGGGATTATCAGGACTTATCCAGGCTAATCCACTTGCTGCAGCAGAGTTGCAAAAGCATGTACTGCAGCATGTCAGATTAAAAGCGGAAGAGGATACGGAGGCGGCATTGTTTGCAGACTACGGATCTGATCCAGACAACATGGTTTCCGCTTTGCAGCGTGAGGCGATGGTTGCAGTGAAAGTAGCTGAATACATGATGGAATTAAAAGGAACACAGGCGGAGCTCTCTGGGGAAACCGGCGGAGAAGACCCTGTTATCGCACTTAAAGCCCAAGAGCTCCAACAGCGAGCGGCTAAGGACCAGGCGGACATTGCTATAAAAGAGCAGGGTGTTGCGGTAGACCAGGCTAGAATTGCCCAGAATGCTGAAGGCAATGAGGCACGTATTCAGTCGCAGCAAGAGATAGCACAGTTGCGTGCAGACGTGGCTCGTGAAAGAATTAACCAACCAAGCAAACTTTAGGGAGACAGGCATGAGAGGCTCAATGGCTCGTGACAAGAAAACACTGCGTAATTTAGACGATGAAATTTATCGAATTGCGCCTAAGACCTACGCTAAAGGTGCAGAAGGTAAGAACGCACGCGAAGAGTATGGCCGTGTCGATAGAGAGAAGAACTTCGAGAAGCGCCAGATGAACCGTATGGCAAAAGGCGGAGCAGTTAAAAGTAAAGCTAAAAGCAGCGGCAAGATGAAGACTGTGCAGTCTCGTGGCTGTGGTCTAGCCAAGCGCGGATGTGGTCCAACCTATCTTTGCTAGTGAGGAGTTATAATGGCAACGGGTGTAAAGCACTATCTTCGTGATGGAAAGATGCACAAGGGTGCGACACACAAGCACCCGGACGGAACGATGATGTCGGGGGCAAAGATGTCGGCTAGTTCTAAGAAGCTGTATCACTTTGGCGGATTGAATAAGGCTAGTCAGAAAAAGGCAAGAAACCAGTGGTCATAGCTAAGGAAAAGAAATGCCCTTAAAGAAAGGCTCTAGTAAAAAGACCATCTCCAGTAATATAAGAGGTGAGATGAAAGCTGGAAAATCACGCAAGCAGGCTATTGCGATAGCCTTAAATACTGCAAAGCCTAAAAAAGCAGCAAAGGGTGGTTCAATTAAGGCTAAGAAACCTGCTAGAATAGTTAAAAAGCGAGACGGGAATAGACCCGTCAAGATTTATTAAGCACAAGCCCCCAGACAGTGGCTAGATACCGTCTGCTCTCATGGAAAAACGACCATGCTGGAATTCGCTGAAAGCGTATTGAAGGACATTAGAAAGTTGCAGGTAGATTCTGAGTCAATAGTGCTTCACGGCACCGTCAAAGACATGGAGCACTATCGTTTTCTTATGGGCCGTCTGGAAGGAATAAAGCTTGTGGATCAGGTTATCCGAGATCGAGTGGATAAACATTCAGAAGATTTTTAAACCCCAGAGAGAACCCTATGGAAGCTGAAAAGAAACTAACGCCGCTGGAAGAGAAGTGGGAGAAGAACAAGCTATCGGAAGATAGTACTCCCAAGAAAGCTACTCTTGACGATGCGTATACCGAAGAAGGCAAAGTCGCTAACGAAGGGCTGGCCGATAAAATCCTCGACCTTATTCCTTCACCTACTGGCTGGCGTATAGCCATTCTTCCTTACCGTGGCGCAAAAACCACTAAAGGTGGAATCGTGCTTGCGGACGAGACTCGCCAAAGAACTCAATTGGCAACAAATGTAGGCTACGTTCTGAAAGTAGGCGCTTTGGCGTATGCCGACGAATCAAAGTTCCCGCATGGTCCCTGGTGTAATCCAGGCGACTGGGTAATTTTTGGACGATATGCGGGATCTCGAATTCAAATTGATGGCGGTGAGATACGTTTATTAAACGATGACGAAGTTTTGGGGCTAGTTAATGACCCTGAAGACATTCTACATATGTAAGGAGGGGTTAAGTGATGGCTGAATTATTGAACCAAGAGATGGATTTTGACGTAGGCGAGGACGATCAAGAAGAGACGACTATAGAGATGAATGAGGACGGCACTGATGCAAAAGTGGCGGCCCAAGAAGAGATAGTTGTCGAGGAGACTAAGAAAGAGAAGAAAAAAGCAGGATCTCCTGAAACAGAAGAGCTTGAGAACTATTCAGGTAAAGTTAAAAAGCGCATAGATAAGCTGACCGCACGTTTGCGCGAGACGCAACGACGCGAAGAAGCGGCGCTGGAGTTTGCTAAAAATGTGCAGCAGCAGAACCAAGTGCTTGAAGAGCGCTTTCAAAAAACTGATGGCGAGCGCCTGCAAGAAGCACAAGGCCGTGTCAGCTCTCATACGTTAGCCTTAAAACAAGTTATAAAAAAGGCGAGAGAAGAGGGTGACATTGATACGGAGACCGAGGCGCAACAACGGCTAACGTCTACCATGATGGAACAGCAGAGGATTCAAGACACAACAGCTCGTCGGGCACAAGCCCCGGCTCCAGCTCCAGCTCAACCACAACAAGCCGCTCCTGCACAACGTGCGCCAGAGCCTGATATTAAGGCGGAAGAGTGGGCTGAAAGTAATGAGTGGTTTGGACAGAACACCGTTATGACCCACGCGGTTAGAGGCATTCACATAGACCTTGTTCAAAAAGAAGGGTTTGACCCTACTACGGATGAGTACTATCATGAGATCGACCGTCGTATCAAGGATATTTTTCCTAATGAATTTGAAGATACGCCAACTAACAACAGGTCACGCCGCTCCGTGCAGCCGGTAGCCCCTGCAACCCGATCATCGGGCGTTAATAACTCAGCACGCCGCACTGTTAGGTTGACTCCCAGTCAAGTTGCTATTGCAAAAAGAATTGGGGTTCCTCTTGAAGAATATGCGAAACACGTAAAGGATTAGATTATGACCGAAGCTACTAATGTGCCAAAACTTAAACGCAGCACTCGTGAGAGTGATTCACGAGAAAAAACTGCGCGTCGCAAAGCTTGGGCTCCGCCTTCACGTTTAGATGCTCCACCTCCTCCTCCGGGCTACAGCCAACGGTGGATCAGAGCAGAATCTGGTGGGACAGACGACCGCAGCAATGTAGCAGCAAAGCTCCGAGAGGGGTATGAACTGGTGCGCGCGGACGAACATCCTGACTTTGATTCTGGTGTCCAGGACGATGGCAAACATGCAGGCGTGATTAGCGTCGGCGGGATGTTGTTGGCTAGGATACCCGAAGAGACTGCTGCGGAGCGTCGTGCCTATTACGACAAGAGAACTCATGATCAGATAAGAGCTGCTGACAATGACTTATTGAAGACGAACACAGGATCGTCTATGAAAATCAATAATCCAGAACGGCAGTCTAGAGTAAGCCTCGGCGGTTCACGTTCGGACACCGAATAACTTAATTTAAAGGAAATATATCATGGCTAATAACGACAAAGCTTTTGGTCTGCGTCCTCTTGGTAACTTAGCAGGTACTGGCGCACAAAAGCAGTACGGTTACGAGATCGCAGACAACCAAGCAGGGGCAATATTCCAAGGTGACCTAGTCACTTTGAAAGACGGCTTCATCTTACAGTTTAACCCGTCTGCTCACACAGCAGCCGTAGGTGTGTTCAATGGTTGTTTCTACAATGACCCTACAACACAAAAGCCTACGTTTATTAACTACTACCCTGGTAGCATTAACATCACTCAAGGCAAGATCCTCGCTGAAGTACTCGATGATCCTAGCCAGATGTTTATTCTCCAGAACGATGGCACTTCAGCTCAAGCCAACTACGGCAAGAATGCAGACATCGTTGTTGGTACGGGTAACACAGTCACTGGCTTATCTGCCAATGAGCTTGATACCAGTACCATAGCAAACACGGCGGCGCTGAATCTCAAGATTATTGGTCTTTGGGACGTGCCGAACAATGCAATCGGGGCCAACGCAGTTGTGGTGGTTAAAATCAATGAGCACCTGTACGGCAGCGCCGGCGTTGCGGGACAATAAGGAGATTAGCAAATGGCTATTTCAAGAGCCCAATTAGTAAAAGAGTTGGAGCCGGGTCTGAACGCTTTGTTCGGTCTTGAGTACAACACATACGACCAAGAGCACACTGAAATCTACGATGTTGAGTCTTCGGACCGCGCATTTGAAGAAGAAGTAATGCTTTCTGGCTTCGGCGAAGCTCCTGTAAAATCTGAAGGTTCTGGTGTTGCATATGACCAAGCCCAAGAAGTTTACACAGCTCGTTACACCAATGAGACCGTAGCTTTGGCTTTCTCCTTAACTGAAGAAGCTATCGAAGACAACTTGTATGACAAGCTGTCGGCTAGGTACACAAAAGCCCTTGCACGTTCCATGGCTACTACCAAGCAGATTAAAGGCGCGGCCATTCTAAACGGCGCGTTCACTACATCTCTTGGCGGAGACGGACAGCCTCTATGTTCACTGACTCACCCTACTCTTACAGGTCCAAACCTGCAAAATGAGTTAACTGTGTCGGCTGATCTTACAGAGACTTCTCTTGAGCAAGCGTTAATCGACATCTCAGCTTTCACAGATGAGCGTGGATTAAAAATTGCTGTTCAAGGCAACAAGCTGATAATCCCTAAAGAGCTTCAGTTCGTAGCAGACCGCATCTTGAAGTCTACTCTGCGCGTAGGAACAGCAGATAATGACATCAACGCCGTTCGCAATATGGGCATGGTTCCACAGGGCTACTCAGTCAATCACTATCTGACTGACCCTGACGCTTGGTTCATCATTACTGATGCGCCAAACGGCATGAAGATGTTTAACCGTGTGTCTATGTCAACTGGCTTTGAAGGCGAGTTCAACACAGGCAATGTCCGATATAAGGCTCGTGAGCGCTATAGCTTTGGCTTTAGTGATCCGCGTGGTATCTTCGGATCACCTGGTACTCCATAAAAAGAGGCTAGGTAAAGTAAAAGGGAGCTTCGGCTCCCTTTTTTTATGACCCTCCCCTTGAGGTATTGGCTCGCTAGTTGTGGGACTAGCGGGTCCTTTTTTGTTTGTACAGATCAGGGTTAAGTGGTATATACTGAAAGCAATCCGGGGCTAACCCGCGTTTCTGACCGTCCCCGGCGGACGACATGCAGACAGATACGCTAAAACTCGCATGTGAGGAATCTCAAAATGGCTAGAAC